ATATTATAGTACAATTATAGTATATTATATATTTCATCAATACGCATACTCTACACATATGTCTAAGAGTATACTTTAGTAAGAACTGATATGCTAACAGCCATTAAAGACATGAACATAGCAACACCAGCCATACCAAAATTAACTAACTGTGCATACGCCGGAAAACGTGTAAAATATATTAATGTACCTACAATTAAAAGAAATAATGCAGCACCGTTTGCGATTGTTATTCCTGTAATAGCAGGCTTTAATTCAGGATATGTATCTTTGTTTGATGCAAATATATTCATATAAATAAATGAACCAGTAAAAGTAAGTAAAGATAATACAATTAATATCATTGCTGTTATTCCAACTTTATCCATTCTATTAATTACATATTAGCTTTTAATGCCGCGGTCTTTGCATTCATCGCTGCATTACCAATTGTAGTAATTGTGCGGGTTAAGTCTTTACTTGAGGGGTATGTAAACAACATTACAATTATAAATAATGATACAACTAATAGTAAAATAGGTACAACTATCTTTTTATATAATTCTGCCGAATATCCCATAAAAGTCGCCATTTTAATCTATTTTGGACACATAAAAGTAGAACATGAATAAATCTAGAAAAAATAGAATTCGCTATGAAAAATTGTTAGGTAGACGACAATGTAACCCTAAAATTAAAAGTAGTAATAAACATTGTATACCTGATAATATATTGTTTAATGTAATCAAACAGACTAAGAGGAATAAGACTCGCCGTGAGATAGCAAAAAAATTAGGATGTAATGTTAATTCTGAAAGATGTATTATTGAAAAAGCATCTATTCCTCATTCCAAAAAAGAACAATTAGAAATATTCTTACGTCCTAAAATGCCCAATGAATGGAAAAATGACCCCGATCAATGGCTTGATAATAGAAATATTGAAAATGTTCTTAAACAATACGAAGATGCTCGTGCTGACTTTAAATTCCTAGGTGTTCATCCTATTGACTTTGATATACCTAATCCTTATAATAACTCTAAAAAAGACCAATGCCTTATACCTGATTTGTGTAATATATCTGTACCCGACTTACGTGCTAAAGGCATTAATTATTTAGGCGTGGTTTTTAATTTAGACCCTCATACAAAATCGGGAAGTCATTGGGTTTCATGCTTCGTTGATATTAAACGTAATTGGGTATATTATTTTGATTCTTATGGCATTGCACCCTCTCGTAGCATCTATGCATTTATGAAAAGCTTCATATTGACTGAACCACGTATACAATTAGCATATAATGCGCGACGATTTCAATTTGGTAATTCTGAATGTGGTATGTACTCTATATATTTTATTATTTGCATGCTTAATGGTGCTAAATTTAAGGAATTTGTACATAGACGTGTACCTGATAATGTTATGCTACATTTACGAAAATGGTTCTTTTCTACATAAGATATGACACATATTAATTGTACGTTAAGAACTACTTAATTTTTACTAACTGTGAAATAACAGATAGTCATGAATCGTGAAAGAGGATTAAAAGAAACATTTTTTTCCGGTAGAAATCGTCAGCTGTTAGAATCCCTAATTGAAAAAAACTTGGCTAAACAATACGGTGAACTAACCATCAGAGATAGACAACGCATTCAAAAATCAACTGATCATTATATACGTGAAGTATTTGATGTTCAAGGACAAAAACCAATAGCCTTTCTCAATAAAGAAGTTATAACAGCAGTTGAAACAGATGTTGTACAAAAAAAAATAAAAGATTATGAATTATCACCTACATTTCAATATCGGCAGCAACAACAGCAACAACAGCAGCAACAGCAACAACAGCAACAACAGCAACAACAGCAACAACAGCAGCAGCAGCAAATAAAACAAAAGAAACAAGTTACTTTCACAGCATCTTCTGCAACATCTATTCCGGACAATAACAGCCTATTTTTAGAACCTTCACAGCGCTTTGAAGAGCATCAAAAAATACGCAACGAAGGTAAGCCTACACCTAAAAATATACCTGATTTTACATTACCTTTAGACGATGAAGGGGGTCCTAGTGCTATGGATTTATTTAGTGCTGCCAAAGCTCGTAGAGAAAGGGAAATGCTGTTAAACTCTGCTTCCGCCACAGCGACTGCCGCGACTACCGCTGCAGCTGTCAGCGAAACTGAAAGTGACCAAGTTGCTGCCATTTTCTTACAAGATGATTTTCCTACCCCACGTATTGATGATAGTATAACCCAAGGTACACCTATTAGACATAATATACAATCTAATAGTACTCCTATTCTTGTTAAACCAGCTCTAACAGCTAGAGAAAAGGGAATAGCTGTTGCAAACCCTACTCTTGCAACCCCTGCTGCCATTCAATTAAATAAAGAAATTCTTCCTCAACAAACTATTATAAAAGAACCAAGTAATCTACAATACAAAGAAGTTGAATCAAATCTCATATTATCATCAGCTGACCGCAATTGGCTCATAAACACGCAGGAAAATCGCTACAATTTTTCAGTACAATTTGATCCAGGACAAAGACAGCTATATGGATTTTCTCCATCCCCTGCTGCCCAAAAGCGCTTCAAAAATATCACCAGAATTGAATTTGTTAAAGCAATTCTTCCCGCAGAATCTCTTGATGTACTTGTCTATAAAGATATATCAGCTCTAACTGCCGCTAATATTCAAACAACAGCTCTTTCCTATCCCCAAATCCTTCTGCGTATTGCAGAGTTTGATGGTAATAACTTTGGCACCGATGAACAAATTGATAACGCTTTTAGTGTTCTTCAATATGATGCTAATTGGATTTCCGATTCAACAACTGGCTCTAAAGGTTATCTTGCCATGATACCTAAATTTTTGAAATGTCAACGTATCTATCAACCTACACCTCTTTCAACCTTACAAAAACTTTCTTTACGCCTTGAAAGGCCTAATGGTAAACTTTTAGATAGTACATCCGATACATTTGATATAAGTGGTATAATTGGAAGTGAAGATGCAGCAGTAATTTTATCAAATTATTATACTTCTACTGGTGCTCCTAGTGAATTTATTTTTATTGAAATGCGTAAATATTTTCCTCATTTCCTTATACAGCGTGGTGATAGAATACAAATAAGAGCTTTTTCACAATTACCTAGTTCACCTACATCAGATGAAATTGCAGCTGTAAATGAACTGTCTGATTTTATGAATAGCAATGATGGACATTTAGTATGTGACCTTGCTTATAGAAATTCAATTGGAAGTATTGTTGATGGCTGGAATTCAGTAGGTTATTCTAATTTTATTATTATTAGGTCAAAACAAGAAGACCCTACAACTGGTAGTGAATTATCTGCTACATTTGGCCCTGATACAGCATCTGGTACATATGCCTTATCGCAGTATGTGCAATCAGGAAGAGGAATCAATCTAAATCATCAAATACAACTTGTATTTAGAATTATTACACGTGAACTTGATGCTACTAGTCATGTCCGGCCAGATAACTTAAATTAATACTATCATATATTGCTCCTTTTTACACAACATATTAAATATAATTAATAATTAATATGGGTGCAAACTTTACAAAAATAGATGATGAAACACTTCGCAAATTGCCAACAGAACAAGTACAAGCATTATCGGAATATATGAGATTAACCCCTAAACAACCTATCAGAACTTCTACTAATAATGACGCAGATGTAAGTTCCGTATATAATTATACATCTACCAGACAAAGACCCATTGAATATAAAGGAGAATATCAAAATAATATTAAGAAACTTGTGAACCAGATAGAAGACAAAAATCGGGCTCATACATCCCTAACAGACATCCCTTTTTCACAAACAGTTCCTGGTAAAAATCCAACTCTCTCTTATCAACGCGCAGTCTCTACTTATTATACTGAACCTGTTAGACCTGGTATTAATAAATTAATAGGATTAGAATCAGTTGGTTCTGTTAATAATATTGGCGATGACAAATCACTTACATCTTTAATTAATTTTTGTGAATCCTATAAAGTCAATCGCTACGATTCATCTATTTGTAATGCATTTAACAACGAAAAGTTTCGTATGAACTGTGGTGTCTGTCTTAAACCAACAAGTGGACCTGGTGATAGAACACATATAGGTGGTATGTTTATTGACCCTGATACACGTGCTGCATTTACGTCAGATTCGGATTCTTTATCACAAAATGCTGCCTCACCTACTATCGGTATGTGTTCTCCTGGTTATTTTGTATTAGATAATAAAGAATGTAAATTAGTTGATGCAAATAAGAAATGTAAAGAATCTGCTAATTATGATAATCCTGGTTGCGCACAATGTCTAATTGATGGTAATTGGCATTATTTGGAAAATACAACAAAATATTCAACACCTAAACTTGTAGTAAAAGGTGTAGGTAAACTAGTAGTCACTAAAAGTACTGGACAAAAAATCAGCGAAGTTACTTTAACAGAAACAGACAATGTCATTAATATAGAACTTAATAGCCTTGAAGGTGATATATTATATATAACTGTAACACAATTAGATGAAACACAATATATCTATTTAGCAGGATATCTAACTGGACCAACACTAACAGGTTCATTTAGCAGCGATTTAGCTCGTCTCATAGATTCTGATTTAATAACAAATGCAAAACCGCGTATTATTGGATTTCAACAAATGACAGCCGGCAGCCAAGCTGTTAAAATGACTAGCGGCATAAATAATCCTCAAATGAAACTTGTGTTACGTGTTCCTTATTCCTTTATTTCCCCAGATGAACTGTCATCTGATAAATGTACGAACGGGCCTGTTATTAGAACAAATCAATCTGCAAATTCTCTTGGCTTCAATAAATGCAAGGACCAACAAAGCGGCTCTTACAATGAAGGATGTTTACAAGATATTTTTATTAGAGGTGGATGTAATGAAAAAGGTTCCCTTTATCCTTCTTCATCATATCCTAATAGAATACAAGAATTAAATTCTCTCGGCTCTTCAACTGACCAAATCCTCCAAAAAATACAAGAAATGTCGGCTATTTCTATTACTGGTAGAAATATGAATGGCAGTAAAGTAACCGCAGAAGAACGTAATACAGCTTCCACCAAATGTCATGGTATTTCTATGTCTAATGTTTGCGAACTTGTTGACCAAAACGGACGCGTTTCACCCGAATGCCTTAGTTATCTTTATAAAAACCAAGGAGTAGCCAATACTATTGGTTCTACATATAGTACTGTTAATGCAAGCAGTTTGTTAGGTACAATGACTGGTTATGATGTACAGTTCTGTACTGATGCTGGTAAAATAAATCCATCTGCTAGTCAGTCTGCTATTAGTCGTGCAATGGCTCATACTCTAAATGGACAAAAAGGTTCTGTTTCTTCTGTTAAGGATTTTTATAATAATATTCATAGGATAGCGAATGCATCTATTACAGATACGAATAGGGAATCTATAGTAGCAGCAATACGTGAATGTTATGGGATTGAAATACCAGCAGATGGACAGCAACAGCAACAGCAATATTTAGATATTGTTACCTATCCCTCCAACAATATTATTGGAGGGGGACAGCAGCAGCAACAAGGTTTCCAAAATTTCGCAGAAAACAGCGCAAGTACTTTTACAACAAATAAAACAATAAGAGGTCGTGATGTTCCCTTTGTATATAAAGACAACAGCATTCAAGCAGATGGAATATATGCTAAATGGGTTAATTAATATATAAATCTAAAATAAACTATACAATTAGATAATGTTTAGCCAATTGTATAATACAATTAGAAATAATCAAAGTGGTGGTTCACTTGGGTCTAATTTACCCTTACCGCCTACACAAACAAACGATATACATGCTGTTAAAACATATCAACGTGATAATATACGTAATTATGAAAATGCATTACCGTTTCGTGGCAAAGAAATGATTGATATGAATTCTAGTACACATACTACTACAAACCCCGGTGGAGTAATACAAAACTTATTAAGAACTGAACAGGTTATAGAAAATGCCATTAATAGTTGTACAAATAAGCCATTAGATTACTTACTACAAAATCAAAATCCTGTATCAGCCACAAGATGTGGGTGGATATATAAAAAAGGTGGAAATGGTATTCCAAGAGTTTCCCAAGCCGCGTATGGAACAAGACAAGGTCCTTCTCAAATAACTTCAACTGACATTCCTACTGGTGATTGGTATTGGAATTTACAACAAGCTCAAAATATTATACATCGTGATACTTGTGCAGAAATGACCTCTTGTTCTGATTTAACAAATGATAAATATAAAGGTAAATGCGCGTGGTGTAGTGAAGGAAGAGGTATTCCTATAAATAAAAGAGGGCAGACTTTTATGGCACTTGACCCTCTTAGTTCTTGTGGAGGTACTTTATATAAATCTTCAAAGTCATGTCCAATAGAAGATGCCGAACAAGTAGTTGTTGACCAAAATGGGTTACAATATTCTATGTCAAGATCTGGGGCAGCATGTGGACCAGAATGCCTAAAAGAAGCCCTGTTAGAAGCTGGATGTACAGATAAAGGTACTATTTCATATGCACTTTCTAGCGGAGGTCGTCCTGATAATTATTTTCAGTCAATTGATACTGGAACAGCACTACAAGCATATAGACAGCAATCTAATAAATTGGAATTTTTAAGAAATATGAAGGCCGGCAGCATTTCCAAACAGACAGCATTAGATGAGTTTACAGAACTAAAAAGAAATGAAACAGCCACAGCGGCATCAAAAGAACTCAGTTATTCTGCTCGTGATTTATGTACAACTAAAGGTAACTATGAACTATTTAATTTTTGCATGGACTACACTGACTCAACTACCAATCCAGCCCTTGAATGCATACAAAAAGAATTTTTGCTACAAGGTGGGCAACTGTCTGGCTCTTATTATCCTTCAAATCCGATCCAAAGTGGCTATAAATATCTCACAAATAATGGAACAAATAATTGGGGTCAAGTAAAAGATAGAATACAGCAACTTAAAAGTAGAGCTTCTGGGCTTATTGAAAACTTTACAGGTGATTTATTTGGATCACAACAGCAAAACTTGACACAATCTATTGCAATTAAACAATTCATCGGGTCTAATATACTTAATTTACAATCTTCACAGTTCAACAAAGTTGATATAATGATTTTTAAACAAATTGGCGGAATAAATATGTTATGGGATACATTAACTGATAGTACTGAACTTATTGATACAGGTGTTTCTACACAATATTCTGATAATCCTAAAGATACTATTTTATATAGTGGTAAAATTACTCCCAAATCTAATATGAATATTAAACTTGGTGTGAAATCAATAGGAGATACTTCAATTAGTATAAATACTTTTATGTGGAATAGAGCTCCTGGTGTAGATGCAGCAGGTTTATTTTCAGTACCTGGAAATAAAACAGATAAAGAACAAGTATCAACTAATTGTATTCAAATAAAAGGTGGAGCAGAAACACCGCCTACTATTAAAATTCTCAAAAAGAATATTTTATCATCTATTATATACAAAGATTGCGATTCAGGTATATCTTCAAAATCAAAATCAATAGGGTCTCTTGAAATTGTATCAACAAGAACAGATAATACCCCATTATTGTATTTTGCTGTTTATGTAAGAAATTATGGAACAAATATTACATCATCGTCTACAACTCCATTATTTTATAAAACAACTACTTTGAATAATTCTAATAGTGGACTTGATGCACGTTTTGAGGAATTTATTCATCCTGAATTTTTTCCTATGTCCTTTAATAATACTGAAATTGACCGCACTCAAAATAATCTTAAATTATCAAATATCAATTCACAGGCCATATGTCATACACTAATTTCCGATAATTCATGGAAAAATATAGTCTTTACTTTTAGAATAAATACAAATGTATATGATATTACAAAAGAAAAACATATACTTTATTTATAT